AATTTAAATGGAAAATGTTTCTTAAAAAATAGTGGATTTAATTATTCAAAATGATGGTGTTTATAGTTTAGTTTCTGTTACTAAAGCTATGTTAGATCATATTAAAATTTTAGCAGAAGTAGATTGCTTTTCTTTGTGTGATATTATTAGATTAGAGTTTACAGAATATTTAGATTACCCTCATAACCAACATATGATGAAAGATGGTAGTGGTTATTTTTATGGGTGTATTTGTAGATAATATATGATATTTAGATTCCATGGCAAAGTATCGTGGAAGAACAGTAAAACTTAATAAACCCTTTAGAACACCTGGGCAACGTAAAAAGTTTGCAGTGTACGTTAAAAATCGTGCAACAGGAAATATCAAAAAGGTTAGATTTGGCGACCCTGGAATGAAAATTAAAAAAAACATACCAGCAAGGCAAAGATCATTCATGGCAAGGCATGGTGCAATATTAAAAAAGGTACGTGGGCAAAAGTCATTAGCACCTGTTTTTTGGGCGATCAAAAGCTGGAGAAAAGGTTTCAACATATGATTGATAGAATTGCATTTGCTATATTTGGTTTCTTTGACAAAGTAGGGGAGTTAATAGACAAACTATTTCAAGATAAAAAAAAGAAGAAAAAATGAGAGATACAAAAGTTTTAGAGATGTTTAAAAAACACGCTGAAAAAAAATTAAAAGAGATGAATATTTTTAAGCTATTAAAAAAAGAAGTTGATTATGGTGCAAATGGTACTCAACAATATGTAATCAAAAAAGGAATTAACAAAGGCAAGATCGCAAAATAGTTATGGGTAGGATTATGAATTATTATTTTACAGGTGCGTTGATTATTGGTTTTGTATTATTAGCATTATTTGGTGGACCAGCTAGATGAAAGAAAGACCTTTAACTATTTCTGAAGAAGCTAAAGTTTCAATGCCAATGAAAACAGTAGCTAGTTTAATATCCATAGTTGCTATAGGTGTGTGGGGATATTTTGGAATCATAGAAACTCAAAATCAATTATCTACAAGACTTGAATTGATGGAAAAGGATTTAACTGAAAATACTGATTTTAGAATTAAGTGGCCTCGAGGACAATTAGGTAGTTTGCCAGCAGATAGTGAACAATTTATGCTTATTGAGGATTTATATAAACAAGTTGAAAAACTACAAGTACAACAAGAATCAGGTATGCACAATAAAGTTAATATTGAGTTTTTACAAAAGCAAGTAGAAAAACTTTTAAATGATGTAGAAAAATTAAAAGATGCAAATAGAGAAATTGTTTATAAAAATGGGAGTTATAATTGATGACTGAAGTAGTTATAGCTTTATTGATGATTGTAAATAACGAAATCAAAGAGCATAGAATACAACCAGATATGGCAACTTGCTTACGAGGTAAAAGAGAAGCAGAAAGAGTTTATAGAGAAAGTGTTCAATATTCATGTATCAAATCTATGGCAGAATTAGAATCAAACATTGATGGAAGTAAAAGCATCAAGAAATTGATTTTAGAATGAAATGGATTTTGACAATGGTTTTTTGCAGTGCTACTGCTGGTCAATGTCTTCCACCATTTAATGTAGATAAGGTTTATAAAGATGGTTATGATTGTATGATTGATGGTTATAAAATTGCATTAGATAAAACAGTTGAATTTGGTAGAGAAGAGATTAATAACAATAGGATATATATTAAATTTGGTTGTAATGAAGATAAATCTAACAGAGCCACAGTATCAAGTAAGCACGTCCAATAAAAGATTTAGAGTATTAGTATCAGGTAGAAGATTTGGTAAGACCTTTTTATGTATTACTGAAATGATGAAATATGCGGCAAGAGTAAAACAAAATATTTGGTACGTTGCACCAACATTTAAAATGGCAAGAGAAATTGTTTGGTCAAAGCTAAAAGAAGTTTTGCATAATTTTAATTGGATAGAAAGCGTTAATGAATCTAACCTACAAATAATAATAAAAAAAACAGGAAGCAAAATATCATTAAAAGGTTGTGAAAATTATGATTCACTTCGTGGAACAGGATTAGACTTTTTAATACTTGATGAGTTTGCTGACATAGATGAAAAGGCTTGGACAGAGGTATTAAGAGCTTCCGTATCAGATACAGAGGGAGATGTGCTTATGTGTGGGTCGCCTAAAGGATTTGGTAACTGGGCATATCGTATGTATTTAAAAGGCAAAGAAGACAATGAGTGGGATAGCTTTCAATTTACTACTTTGCAAGGTGGTATGGTAGCAGAAGAAGAAATAGAACAAGCAAAACAAGACATAGATATTAGAACATTTAGACAAGAGTTTGAGGGTACATTTGAAAACTACGCTGGTGCTGTATATTATAATTTTCACGCTGTAGATAATGTAAAAGAAAAAAAAATAGATTGGTCAAAACCTTTGCACATTGGTTTAGATTTTAACGTAGATCCAATGAGTGCCTCTGTTGCACAAATTGATAGAGATATAATACATTTTGTTGATGAGATAGTTATTTATTCAAGCAATACTGATGAAATGGTAGAAGAAATAAGAAACAGATATGGCTCAAAAACTAAAATATTTGTTTATCCTGACCCAGCTTGTAGGCAAAGAAAAACTTCTGCTGGTGGTAGAACTGATTTAACTATTCTACAAAACGCTGGATTTAATGTTAAATGCAAATTAAAGCATAGTCCTATCAGAGATCGTATCAATGCAGTTAATTCAAGACTGAAGTCAGCTGATGGTAAAAGGTATATTTTTGTTTCGCCATCTTGCAAAATTATGATAAAAGGTTTACAAAGGCAGATATACAAGGAAAACACAAACATTCCTGATAAGGAAGAAGGCTTTGATCATATGAACGATAGTATCGGATATTTAATAGAAATAGTAAAACCTTTAATAGCACAATCGCAACCTTATAAACCAAGTAGATGGACACATAAATAATGGCATACGAACGAGATGAAGCATTAGAAACGCATAAAGATTATAAGGAGAACGTAAATCTTTGGGAGTATTATATTAGATCATTTAATGGTGGCTATGATTATATGGTTGGTCAATATTTGAATAGATATAATTTAGAATTAGACAACGAGTTCAATCAAAGATTAGCAAACACACCTTGCGACAACCATTGTAAAAATATTATACAAATTTATTCTTCATTTTTATTTAGAGTAAAACCAAGTAGAGATTTTGGTGCTATGGCAGATGAGCCTAGTTTAGAATCTTTCTTAAAAGATACTGACCTTGATGGAAATAGTTTTGATTCAGTTATGAAACAAGCACAAAATTATGCATCTATTTATGGTCATTGTTTTATGATTTTAGACAAACCAAAAATACAAACAAACACAAGAGCAGAAGAACTACAACAAGATATAAGACCTTACCTATCAATAGTAACTCCAGAAAATGTTTTAGATTGGAATTTTAAAAGAGAACTAAATGGAAAATATACTTTGGACTATTTAAAAATTAGAGAAGAAGTAGATCGTGATGGCGGAATTTATATGAGGCTTTGGTATCTTGATAGAGTTGATACAGTTTATTTAAAAGACGATAGATCAGAGCCTACAGTAATAGATACTGCCGACAATCTGATTGGCAAAATTCCAGCAGTAATTTTATACAATGCAAAGTCCCACAAACGAGGCATTGGTCAATCAGACCTAGTAGATATTGCTGATTTACAAAAATCTATTTACAATGAATTATCAGAGATAGAGCAATTAATAAGATTAACTAACCACCCATCATTAGTAAAAACTCCAGGAGTAAATGCTTCAGCTGGTGCTGGTGCAATTATTGAAATGCCAGAAGAAATGGAGCCTAATTTAAAACCATATTTATTACAACCATCTGGTCAAAACTTACAAGCTATTATGGATTCAATTACAAAAAAAGTTGATGCTATAAATAGAATTGCACATACAGGTGCGGTAAGAACAACAAAGCAACAAGTATCATCTGGTATTGCATTACAAACTGAATTTGAAATGTTAAATGCAAGACTATCAGAAAAAGCAGATAACTTACAAATTGCGGAAGAACAATTATTTAGATTATATGCTTTATTTCAAAATGCTACATTTGATGGAGAGATAAGCTACCCAGATACTTTCAATATTAGAGATTATGCGGCTGACTTAGTTTATTATCAACAAGCTAAAGCTATGAATTTAGAATCTCCTACATTTGCTAAAGAAGTGGACAAAGAAATAGCAAGAGCAGTTATTGATGACAATGAAAAATTAAATATGATCTTTGACGAAATAGAGCAACAAAAAGAACTTGGACAATTTACACAAGATGAGGCAGAACAACCTGATCAAGAGGTAGAGGAAGAAGAAGTTTAATGAATGGCGGACATTGTAGAAAACTTTGCAAACTATCGTATTAGAGCTATTGAAGTAGCAGAAGCAGAATACTACGAACAATTAATTACAACATTAGATAAAATTGAAAGAGAAGTAGTTTCTATTGCTGGAAAGAGATTACCTTTAGATAACCAAGGTAGATTATTTGAATTAAAATCAGCAGTAGCAGTACAACCTTTAATAAGACAAGTTTTAGAAAAAGAATATTTAGCTTGGTCAGATACAGTTGTTAGACAAGGCTATACAAAACAAGCAAAAAGAATTGAGAAAGCTTTTAAGACTATTGGTAATATTCCTATAGAGTTTCAACAACTTACTGAATCTGATTTAACATTAATACAAAATTTAAAAAGACAATCATTTACACAATTTAAAGATATATCAAATACATTTACAAGAACACTATCTCAAAAGGTATATCAATATACATTGATAAATGCTGACCCTATTGATTTAGAAAAAGAATTAAGGCAAACAATAAATGGTATTTATGCAAGTGCTGATGATAGAGAAATAAATAAATTAGTAAAAACAATTAAAGCAGATGATATTAGATTAAAAAAAATGGATAGGAGATCAGCAACAGCTAAAGCATTGAGGCAGAAACTTGACAAAAATATAGCAATATTGCAGTCAAAATATGCTTCTGATAGGGCAGGAGAAAACATGAAAAGATATGCTGGACAACTATTAAATGATTCGTTAAGACAATTCGATGCACAGTTAAATTTAGCAAAAAGCAAAGACGCTGGTTTAACTTTTGTAAAATATTTTGGTAGCATAATACCTACTACCAGAAGACATTGTTCGCTTGTAAGGTCAGGCAGTTATGACAAAAGGGCAAGCGGACTATTTACGATTGATGAGGTACGAAAATTATGGGCAACAAGAAGCTGGTCAGGAAAACAATCTGGCGATCCTCTTATTGTTCGTGGTGGGTATAACTGTCGTCATCAATGGAGCTATGTCAATCCTGATTGGTATGACAAAGCGGGCAATTTAATAATTGAATAAGGAGTAATATGTCAGAAGAAACAAAGGTAGTTGAACCTCAAACTCAACAAACTGAAACACAAACAGAAACCACTCAAACACCAGAGGTTGAAAAAGCTAAAGAGATGGTTTTTACTCAGCAACAATTAGATAATATAATTAAATCAAGATTAGATGCTGAAAAAAATAAATATGAAAAGAAACTTCAAGAAGAAGAAAAGCAAAGACAAGAAATATTAAAACAAAAACAACTTGAAGAAGCTAAGACTAAACAAGACTTAGAAAAAATAATGCAAGAACGAATAGCTGAAAAAGATTCAGAAATAAATAGATATAAAACTGAAATCAAAAAAGAAAGAATAGATAATAATATTTTATCTGTTGCTTCTCAAAATAAAGCTATATCGCCAAGTCAAGTGGTTGCTCTTATGAAAGACAAGGTAAGACTTACAGATGATAATAGAGTTGAAATACTTGATAATAATTCTAATGTACGTTATAACCCAAAAGGAGAACTACTTACGATTGAAGAATCTGTAAAAGAGTTTTTAGATGCAAACCCACATTTCCGTCAAGGGTCATTGTCTGGAACAGGAAGCCAGAGTGCTATCGAAGGGAAAACTGTAAAACCTTTTAATATTCAGGACTTAGATTTATCAAAACCAGAAGATCGTTCAAAGTATGCGGAGTATCGTAAAAAACGAGATGCTGGTGCGATAGAAATAAACTTAAATAATAAATAATTAAACGGAGATAAATAAAATGGCAAACGAAAGTACAAGTTCAACGCTCTCGGAACTATACACTGAGATCGTTGCAGAAGCACAATTCGTTGCTCAAGAACAATCTATCATGAGAAATCTTGTAAGAAATTATGCGATTACAGGTGGTGGAAAAGCAGTAGAAGTGCCGATCTATGCGGCAGTATCTGCGGCGGCAGTTTCAGAAGCAACGGATTTATCAAACACAGCTATCGACCCTAGTTCAGTAACAATTACTGCATCAGAGGTTGGTGTTATGACAACTCTAACTGATTTAGCAAGAAACTCTGCACCAAGAAACGTTGCGGCAGATATTGGTAGATTGTTTGGAGAAGCAGTAGCTAAAAAACAAGACCAAGATTTAATTGGATTGTTTGATAGTTTTTCAGTAACTTTAGGAGATGGTACAGCGGCAATTTCTGCGGCATCAGTATTTAATGTTGCATCTACTTTAAGAGCAAACGCATTAAATCTAAATGATTGTGCAGTAGTACTACACCCTAAAATAGCTTATGATTTAAAAGCTAATTTAACAAACACATTTGCTAATCCAAATGCTGGTGACTTACAAAACGAAGCAATGAGATCAGGTTTTGTTGGCTCTCTTGCTGGTTTAAGAATATTTGAAACTTCAAATATGTCTAACACAGGAACAGCTGGTGATTACAAAGGTGCGGCAATGCACAGAGATGCATTAGCATTAGCTGAAATGCAAGGCCTAAAAATCGAAACTCAAAGAGATGCTTCTCTAAGAGCAGACGAGATTGTGGCTTCAGCAGTATATGGTGTTGGAGAAATCCATGATTCATATGGTGTTGAAATGCACTTCGATTCATCAATCCAATAATAATTGGATACTTTGTGAGGGTGGGAAACTGCCCTCGCAACTAACAAAGGAGATGTAATGGTAAAATTAAAATTAGAAAATTCAGAAAAAATTAAATTACAAAAAGGTAATAAAATTATTGAAAGACCCTATATTGACTATCAAGCTAATAAAAAAGTTTGGGAATTTAGAGGTTTTAAACCTGTTAAAGATGTTGTAAAAGAAAATAATACAAAAGAAGTTGATAAAACTTTTGAAAACGAATCAAAAGTTGTAGAATTAAAGAAGAAGAAAAGAACAAGAAAGAAAAAAGATGTATAGTTGGATTTGGAAAAAGATTAGAAAGAATTGGAAGTGGGTTTATGTAAAGACATGGAATAATTTACTTTTTATTGCACCAATTATTGTAATAATTTTATTTATAATTTGGAGTTGGTAAATGGCTAATTATACAGGTTCTGATGTAATAACTGCTACTGATGTAACTAAATATCAACCAGATGCTTTTGGTTTTGGTATTGCATCAACAGATACAGAGGCAGTAAATTTCTTTGCACAAACCACTAACGATATTTTAAGACAGTTAAGAGTAGAATGGTGGCCTGTTTATAAACAAAATATATTTACAGATATTACAGTTCTAAATACTGCAGAAATGGTAAATACAAAAGTAAATTTAGATCAGTTTGAAAGAGCTGGTGTATATTTATTTATCGGAAGATTTTTAGCACCAGCATTATCAAAATTCAGACCAGAAGCAGATAAAGATAGATTTGAAAGAATGGGAGAATATTATATGTCAGAATATAACAAAGAATGGCAATCAATATTAGAAGATGGTGTAGAATATGATACTGATGCTGATGGTACTATTGTAAGTAATGAAAGAGAACCTTTGCACGGATTTAGAAGATTGTCTAGATAATGGCATTAGAAGTAAAAGTTAAATCAAATGTAAAAAATCTACAAGCAAGATATATTAAATTTGCACATAAATTTCCTAGAATAATTACAATGGGTTTAGAACAATCAGGTCAATTTCTTAAAACTGCAATATTACATAGAACTGATAGAGGACAAGATATTAATAGAAATACATTTGTTGCATATTCAAGTGCATATGCAGAAGAAAAAGGTAAATCAAGAGTAGATTTACAAGATAGTAATGATATGCTTAATTCTATTGACTCAAGAGTTGCTGGAAGAAATAAAGTTCAAATATATTTTAGAAGTGGAAAAGAAGCAACAAAGGCATTTTGGCATCAAACAGGTGCTGGTAATTTACCTGTTAGAAAATTTTTTGGATATGACAAGAAGCTAGAAAATGTTATACAAAGAAACTTTGCAACATTTGTAAAAAAACAAATTAGAAGATTAGGACTATGAGTGTAAGAGAAAATATAGCATCAAATTTAGTAACTACTGTTCAAGCAGTAAGCAGTCCATCTATTAAAAAAGTTTCAAGACAACCATTTCCATTAGACGAATTATCACAACAACAATATCCAGCAGTATTAATTCAAACAATAGAAGAAACAAAAGAAGATCAAGAATTAGGCTCTGGTGCAAAAACAAGAATTGCAAATTTAGAATTTGGTATTACAGGATATGTTAAAACAAACGAAGACAATATTGATACTGCAAGAAATAATCTTGCAAGTGCCATTGAAACACAATTAGAGTCAGATATTACAAGAGGTGGTAATGCTTTAGATACAGAAGTTATATCTATTGAAACTGATGCTGGTAGTTTATTTCCATACGGTGCAGTATTAATGACAATAAGAGTTACATATGAACATCAATCAGCGACACCATAATGAGTAATAGAGCAAGAAAAACAATAGATAAATTAGAGTCTTTAATTGACAACATAGAAAAATTAACAGATGAAGTTTCTTTAATATGTATTGAAGCTAGAAATAAAATAGACAAATACAATGAAGATGAACATATAGAGGAATTTCCAGAATTAGATCATTTTAAAGATGAAGAAGATATTGACGAAGAAGAAGATAAATAGTAAAAGACGATATGGCTAAAGATATAAAATTATACAAGAATGGACATGAAGTTATTATCAATGAAACCCAACTTGATAATTTTCTAAAGCTTGGTTGGAAACAGGAAGAAGAAAAACCTAAAGTAAAACCAAAACAAACTTATAAACCAAAAGAAGATAAAGGAGAATAAACATGGCAACTCATCATGGCAAAGAAGGTGTTGTTACTGCTGGTGGAACTGCAATCGGAGAATTGACAGGTTTCACAATTGAAACAACTGGAGATGTTGTAGAAGATACTCAATTATCAGACTCAACAAAATCATTTTTAGCTGGAAGAACATCTTTTTCTGGTACTTTAGAAATGAATTATGATGAAACTGATGCACAACAAGAAACTTTAACTGCTGGAAGTTCAATCTCATTTGTATTATTACCAGAAGGAAATACATCAGGAGATCAAAGTTTCACAGGAACAGGACTTGTTACAGGTATGTCTATCAACAACACAATGGACGGAATAGTATCAAGATCAGTTACTTTTCAAGGCACAGGGGCATTAACTAAAAGTACTGTATAATAATTTATGTCAGTTATTGATAGAGTTAAATCTCATTTTGAGAACTTACAAAATATAACTATTGAAGTTCCAGAATGGAAAGATGAACATGGTAATCCATCTGTCTTTTATTCAGAGCCTTTAACACTTGAAGAAAAAAACAAACTATTTCAGAAATCTGCAAACTTTAACGATTTAAGTGTTTTAGTTGATCTTCTTATTATGAAGCTTTTAGTTAAGAATGATAAAGGAGATTTAGAGAAAGCATTTAAACCAGAAGATAAATTTGCTTTAAGAAAAAAAGCAGATACCACAGTTATTGCCACAATCTCAAACAAGATACTTGCTGATAGTTCATACGAGGAAGCTGAAAAAAAGTAAATAGCGACACTGATACTTTGTCCTTATTGGTCGTCGCAGATAGATTGAAATTACCAATAAAAGAAGTTTTAAAAATGCCTGTTAGCCATTATAATCTTTGGTTAGCATACTTGAAAAAAGAACAAGAAGAGTATAAAACTCAAAGTAAGTTAGCAGAAGCAAGAAAGTATAAATAATGGCAAGTCAAAAACTTTTTATAGATATAGTAGCACGAGATAGAGCAAAACAGGCTCTTGGTTCTTTACAAACATCATTAGGGAAATTAAGACAATCAATTTTTAATATTAGAAATGCTTTTCTTGGTCTTGGTACAGGATTAGTAATTAGAAATTTAGTTAGTACAGGTAAAGAATTAGAAAATTTACAAGTCAGATTAAAATTTTTATTAAAAGATACAAATGAGGGTGCAAAAGCATTTGACAATATGGTCAAGTTTGCATCAAGAGTTCCTTTCTCACTTGAAGAAATACAAAGAGGATCAGGTATATTAGCAACAGTTACAGATAATGCTAATGATCTTCAAAAGATGTTAGAGATTACAGGTAATGTTGCCGCTGTTACAGGATTAGATTTTAGAACTACTGCAGAACAAATACAAAGATCATTTAGTGCTGGTATTGGTGCGGCAGATTTATTTAGAGAAAAAGGTGTTAGAAATATGCTTGGTTTTCAAGCTGGTGCCACAGTATCTATTGAACAAACAGTACAAGCATTTGAAAGAGTATTTGGTAGAGGTGGTAGATTTGGAAAAGCAACAAATGAATTAGCACAAACATTTGAAGGTACTATCTCAATGATAGGAGATAAAATTTTTGCATTTAAAAAGACATTATTAGATGCTGGTTTCTTTTCACAACTTAAAAGACAATTTGGTGATCTAGATAAATTTTTGGTACAAAATGCAGAAAGTATAGAAAGAATAGCAATAGGTTTTGGAACTGTATTAGCAAAAGCAGTAAAAGGTATTGCAGATTTTTTTGTATTATTAAAAGATAATATTAATTTAGTTATTACTGCATTAAAAGTTTTAATAGCAGTTAAGATTGTAGCTTTCTTTGTTTCATTAGGTAAAGCTATTGTTCCTGTTCTTGCTGGATTAAGAGGTATCGCAGCACTTTCTGGTGTCGGATTAGCATTGGTTGCGGCATCTGTTGCGGCAACAGTTGCAACATTTAAAGAATTAAATGACCAAATAGATAAAGTTACAAAAGGTCTTTCAGAGGCAATAGATAAAAATATTGCAATGAGAACTACTGCAAGAGAACTAGCAATAATGAATAGAAAATACAAAGAAACTTTTGACAATTCATTAATTGTAATAAGAGAATTTGAACACGAATTATCTGTCGCAATTCCATCTGCAACACAAAAAGCAATAGATAAATTTAAAGAATTAAACAAAGGTGCAATAGAAGAAATGAAAACAAAAATGCAAAATATTAGAGATATAATTGCAGAAAGTATTAATGATGGTATCACAAAAGTTTCTCAAGGTATTGCAAGAACAATAGTATTGGGAGAACAATTATCAACTACATTTAAAAAAATTGCACAAGATGCTATTATTAGAATATTAAGTGGTTTAATAGAAATGGGAATTAGAATAGCGGCAAATCTTGCTTTAGAAAAAATATCACAAATGATAGCAGATAGAAAAAATAGAAGTCAAGATAGTTTAAATAATGGTTTAAGAACTGAATTAAAATTAAGATCAGCCATTGCAGCATTTAGTTTTTTTAGTGGTGGATTTGGATTACCATTTTTTGCCAAAGGTGGTGCAGTATCAAAAGGCAAACCAATTGTAGTAGGAGAAAGAGGACCAGAGCTTTTTGTACCAAATCAAACAGGTCAAATTACACAATCTGCAAGAGGCACAGGTGGAGAAGCAATTAATGTAAACTTTAATATTAATACTGTTGATGCATCTGGTTTTGATGAATTACTTGCAAGATCAAGAGGAACTATTACACAATTAATTAATAGTGCAGTTAATGAAAGAGGAAGAGAGGCTTTGATTTAATGAGTGGTGCATTTCCTATATCTTCTGCAAATTTTCAAACAATGGGGATTAGATCAATTCAAAATACAATAATTTCAAAATCTCAATCTGGAAAAAAACTTGCAAGACAAATTGATAATCAACGATTTGGATTTACTGCAAAAATAATAACTGCAAAGAGATCAGATGTATATGGAGAACTAATGGCATTTATAATTAAACAAAGATCAGGAAAAGAAAATTTTACAATAATCCCACCAGAAATAGAAGATGCTAGAGGTAGTGAAACAGGAACAGTATTAGTTAATGGTGTTCATGCAGTGGGAGATACAACGATTGCTATGGACGCATTTGCTGGAGATAGTGCTGGAAGATTTAAAGCTGGAGACTTTATAAAATTTGCATCACACGATAAAGTGTATATGGTTGTTGCAGATGTAACATCATCATCTAATGCAGCTACGGTAACAATAGAACCACCATTAATAACTGCATTGGCAGATAACTCTGTTGTTACTTATGATAATGTTCCATTTACAGTACATCTTACTAATGATGTTCAAGAATTTGGTGCAGTAGGTTCAGATAAAGATGGTAATTTACTATATCAATTTGAGTTTGATGTTGAAGAAGCTCTTTAATGGCAAAATATCTTATCAGACATCATGTAACTGCTGATTTTTTTGCAGAAAAAGTTGTTGATGAAAGTGAGATTGATACCATAAAAAATGATTTAAAGGGAAATGCTATTCCTGATGGAACTTTTAGCTTTGTTATGTTAAAAGGTACAGAACAAACAATAAGAACAACATACGAATTATATGACGAGAAGCTTAACATCAGCAGTAAAGACAGAACTAGCGACAAATGATATACGACCAATACACCTTATTACTATTGGTTTTGGTACTCCTGTTAATATCACTGATTGTTCTTTTTCGATAACATCTTCTGTATCTGGTTCTAGTGTTACTTACAATGCAAGTGATTTTATATTAGGTCTTTCAAATTTTTCTGAAGAAACAGAATTAAGTAAATCAAGCATATCTTTAAATTTATCTGGTGCAGATCAAACATTTATCTCAACTGTATTAAATGAAAATGTAATTAACGATTCAGTAGATATTTATAGAGCATTTTTAGATAGTTCTAGTGCAGTAATTGCTGACCCTTTTTTATTATATAAAGGTCAAATAGAGGAATTTTCAATACAAGAAACAGATACTGATAGTGTAGTTGCGTTATCAATCGTATCACATTGGGCAGACTTTGAAAAAAAGAATGGTCGTAAAACAAATAATACATCACAACAAAGATTTTTTTCAACAGATGTAGGTATGGATTTTAGTTCAGAAACTGTACTTGATATTAAGTGGGGTAGAACATAATGCCATTTAAAAAAATATTTAGAGCTGTTAGAAAAATAGTTACTGCACCTATTAAAATATTTACAAAAGCAATATCTTGGTTAGCACCTAAAGTAGATGTTCCTGATTTTGGAATAGATGAGTTTGATGATTTTGAAAAAGGTATATTAGTAAATAAACAATCTAATGATGCAAATATTCCTGTTATATATGGAGAAAGATTAGTAGGTGGTACAAGAGTATTTTTAGAAACTTCTGGAACAGATAATACATATTTATATATGGCAATCGTTATGGCAGAGGGAGAAATTAACTCAATAGAAGAAATAAGAGTAGATGATAAAGTTGTTACATGGGCAAGTGCTTTATCTGATGGAACAGAGGTAGAAGTAGGAAGTGGAGATAGCAATTTTTATAAAGATAGTGCAAGTTTAATTAGAGTAGAACCACATTTTGGAACAGATGGACAATCAGCTTCAACATTACTTTCAACATTATCTAATTGGGGTAGTAATCACAAATTAAGTGGACTTTGTTATTTAGCACTTCGTTTTAAATGGAACCAAGATGTATTCGGTACTGTTCCCAAAGTTCAAGCCAAAATAAAAGGAAAGAAAGTAGTAAGCTATAATTCTAGTCTTGTTGCACAATCTGCTGCTTTTTCAACTAATCCAGCTTGGTGTTTATTAGATTATTTAACAAATGCAAGATATGGAAAAGGTTTAGCAATAAGTGATATAGATTTACAAAGTTTTTATGATGCATCTGTTGTTGCAGTTACACAAGTTACTCCATATTCAAGTGCAAGTAATATTAATATATTTGATACAAATGCAGTTTTAGATACATCAAAAAGAGTAATTGAAAATGTAAGAGAATTGGTAAAAGGTTGTCGAGGATATTTACCTTATACATCTGGTAAATATAAATTGGTTATTGAAACAACAGGAACTGCATCAATAACATTAACAGAAGATGATATTATAGGTGGATATAGTTTATCTTCTCCAAATAAAAATGATAGATACAACAGAGTTATAGTTTCATTTGTCAATCCTGATAGAAATTTCCAAGTAGATGAAGTTCAATTCCCACCAATAGACGATAGTAGTTTACCAAGTGCAGATCAACATGCCACAATGAAAACTGCAGATGGTGGATTTTTACTTGAAGGACGATTTGATTTTAAAACATTAACTTCTCCATATCAGGCAGAGGAAATGGCAGAGATTATATTACGAAGATCAAGAGAGTCTTTGTCATTAAGTATAACTGTTGGTTTTGATGCATATGATTTAGCAATAGGAGATATAGTTGCAATAACACACTCTTCGTTGGGATTTAGTGCTAAAAATTTTAGAGTTATATCTATGTCTTTTAATGAAGATTATACAATAGGTTTAGATTTAATAGAGCATCAAGATAGTCACTATACATGGGCAACAAAAACACAAGTTAGTTCTACACCATCAACTAATTTGCCTAATCCATTTACTATTCAACCACCAGCAAGTGTTACATTATCTGACCAATTAATTGAATATAATGACGGAACTGTAATTGTAGCTTTAGATGTTACTATTGGTGCAAGTACAGATAACTTTATAGATTTTTACCAAGTAGAATACAAATTAAGTACAGATTCGGATTTTATTATTTATGCACAGGGATCAGGATTAAATCATAGAGTCTTAAATGTAATAGACCAACAAACTTATGATGTAAGAGTTAAGGCAGTTAATACTTTAGGAATTTCATCAACATATGTATCTGCACAAAGAACTATTGTAGGTGCTATTGCACCACCCTCTGATGTTACAGGCTTATCTTGTAATATTTTAGGACAAGAAGCTCACTTATCGTGGGAACAAATAAGTGATTTAGATTTGGCATACTATAATTTAAGATTTTCAGAAGCAACAGATGGAACTGCTGATTGGCAAAATTCGGTAGCATTGGTAGAAAAAGTATCAAGACCAGCTACTTCTATTTCAGTTCCAGCTAGAACAGGAACATATCTTATTAAAGCTGTGGACAAACTAGGTAACTTTAGTTCTAATGCAACTGCAATTATTTCAAATGTCACAAGTGCTTTAAATTTTAATGCAGTAGCAACTCAATCAGAACACCCATCATTTTCTGGTACATTAACAAATACTGTTATCACAGATAATGCCATTGAACTAGATTCGTCAGAACTTTTTGATGCTGCCTCTGGAAATTTTGATGATGAAACAACTAGATTTTTTGACTCTGGTGTTGCTAATGCAGACTTTCAATCAAGTGGTAATTATGAATTTGCAAATGTTATTGACATAGGTGCTAAACATACTGCAAGAATTACTGCTAGTTTAACTCAAACTTCAGATAATCCTGATGACTTATTTGATAATAGAAGTGGAGATTTTGACGATGCTTCTTCAAACTTTGATGGCGACACACCAGCAAACTGTAATGCACATATAGAAATTGCAACTTCAGATGATAATGTTACTTACACAGATTTTAGAACATTTGTAATTGGAGAATATGAAGCTAGATATTTTAAATTTAGAGTAGTTTTAATTTCAAGAGATAATGCTTCTACACCTGTTGTTTCTGCAGTAACAGTAACAATAGATATGCAAGATAGGATTTTTAGTGGAAATGACATTGTTTCTG